TTCTTTGGTTCTTGCGTTAATGGCTTCTATTTTTCTATTCATTTCTTCATCAGTAATATCTCCGTTCCTGGCCGCATAACCGATTTCAGAAATCTTATCCATGTTTTGTCCGGCTTCCCAGGCATCGGTAAAGGCTTTGAATGCTTCGCCTATAGATGACGGTTCTCCGCTGATTTTTCCTGCTGTAGCTCCTGTGATGACTCCTCTATCGTGTAAAATCTGATCTGCTTGTTTTAAGGCAAGTGACGCCGACACAGGATCGTTCATGGCGATTTCCGCCAGTTCCGGATAGAGTTCTTTTAAGGCATTGGCAGAGAACGGACGTCCCTGCATGATTTCTTGTGTTTTCATCCAGGCGTATTGGTTCTGTGCCATTTCATAGGCTTCTTTACTGTCCACAAGCATTTGCGCCGGAAGTCCCAATGGATCCCCTATTTTATGCGCCTGTTCCAAACGTTTTTCCTTATCCGGATCAGGATCATAGAGATTGCTGTAGATGTCCATGCTCATGTTTTGGAGCCTATTATCCGCCCAGCTTTTGGCGGCGTTTGAAATGCTTTCTGCCGCACCACTGATTCCGTCTCCAATTTTTTCTAAAATCCCTTTCGGTTCCTGGTGAGGGGTGGCGTCAATGGTAGGGGTTGTTCTTAGATCGGTATTCGGATCCATCGGTTTTATTCCTAAAAGGATTCGATCCACTCTATTTTTTACTTTTTCTTCCTCTTGCATTTCCAGTTCGTCCATGGTTTTCTCCTTAGTAATCTTCTATGTTTACTTCGTTTTTCTTGACTTTATCCCAGTCTTCGGCGGGAATATAATGGTGTCTTCCGTAGTAGTCCACTGCGTCTATTCCCTTATCATCATAGGTGTAGGACACACTCTTTATTCCAAGTTCCATTAATTGTGCCGGACTGGCTTCCGGCGTGCTCATTCCAAAGAATCCATAATCTGGTCCCACTTTTTGTTCTGTCAGAGCCTTTATCCACATTCCTTTTCTTTCAAATTGATTTGGTTCTCTTCCAGTTTTACTTTTGAAATCAAAGGCTTCCTGCATGACGATCTTTTTGGCTTCTGCATAGTTTTTCTGTATTTCCGGTTTTGCCAACCCTGTCATGTCCATGACGTCTGTTTCCGTGTCATCTATTTTTACGGAGTATTTCCCTTCTCCTGCCTGTGCTTTTGTTAATTCCTGGCTAAGTTCTACAATTTGTGCGGGAGTAAATCCATATCCCCTTTGTTCCAGTTCTTTTAATGTTTTATTCAAGTCATCATCGTTCATGATGTCTGTACCGATACTGGCTTTTATTCCCGCGAATGCCTTGTTCTGTGCTTCTGCTCCCCCAAATCCGCCATGAGATTTTTCCTGCGTTACAGCTTTTAATGCGCTCAATCTCAAACTGCGATAAGATCCGTTGTTTAAAAGTTCTGGATTTTCTACTCCTTTGGATTTTATGAATTCGTACATATCTTCGTTTGATGTCCCGTTTTCCGTCATGTCCATCAATTGGATCTGCAGGTTATTCATCATTTCTGTTTCTTTAGCTTTTTTTGCTTGGAGATGTTCCCCAAAGACAGAGAAGAAGGAGTTCCTTTCGGTCTCTTCCAAGGCGGCTTTTTCCTCGTCAGACATCGGGACCGGAGCACTATATTCTTTGGCAAGTTCTGTAGCGCTGGCAGCATACGATTCCTCATGATCAGTAAAGTAACCATGTTTTTTCATTATATGGACTACATCTGCCGGTGATTTCACGCCTTTTATTTCTTCCGGTGTACAGTAGGTTTTTATCCAATTTACATAACTCATTGCGGATTCTTCTGGTGTTGCGTACTTTTTAAATTTTGCTGTGGTAGAGTATGCATTCCCATTTTCGTCACGTTCCCATGTATTGAGTTCCTGATATTCTCCTTCACCATCCCATTTATACCCGAAGTAATTATTTCCGGGTGCGCTTTCTCCTCGTCCCGATTCATGAGCGGCAATCGCAAAGCCCCAAGACGGATCCCATCCTAATTCTTTTGCAATTGTATCTCCTATTCGCCCCAATGCGGTTTCATTTGATTGAGCCGGCAGCTGTAATGGATTTTCTTTTCTATAGGCTTCCCATACTTCTTCTTTGGATTTCCCCATCATTTCCGGATGGTTATTCAGCCATGTTTCCGCGCTGTCTTTTGTGGTCTTTGCTACTTTTTTGCCAGTGAATAATGTTTCGTATTTCTTTAAAATGACTTCATTCCCGCCTCTTGCCCTCAATTGTCCTATGAGTTTATTTCCCCGTTCATAGTCATTGGACGCGGCTAATGTGGAGAGGACGGTTTCCGCTGTATGATCCAAGATGGCTCTTTGTTTAACATCTATGGATTTTTCGTCCATTCCTGTTCCGGCCATGATGGCCCTTGATGTTGTCTCCATATTTCCATAGACGGATTCGAAACTGTCCGGACTTCTCACAATCGAGTTGATGGCGTTTTCATTCATTTCTGTCATCTGATTGCTTGCGTAAGAGAGAAATTCTTTTCTTTGGAATTTATCTATGCTGTCTAAGTTAGAAGTGATTGACGTTTCTACCTGGTTACGGAAGGCTCTGTTGGCATACTCTGAACTTATTCCGTATTGTCTCATAATTTGCTGGCGAATCTTCTCTTCATTCTGCTGATAAGCTGCCTGGAGTCCTTCTGCGTTTTTCCCCTGCATGGTGTTTGTTAATCCGTTTTTTTCATCGTACAAAAGTGAATTAATCTGCCGATTGTATTCGTTTGTCGCGTCAACGACTCTATCATTCTGATCTTTCATCCATGCTTTTGTTCTTGCATCAATTACCTGCCCTAAAGCGTTTCCCAAAGCTTCTGTACCTGTTACGTTCGCGCCATAAGCATTGGGATCTGTAATGGGGTTTATTTTTGCGTTTGAGAGGTTTCTATTTATTGTCGAGTCGTATTGTGTGAGTTTCATTATTTCCTCCAGATTGAACGCCACGGATCATAGTGTTTCCCTATGCCTTGCCCTATGATGTCTTTCGTCTGTGTCAGCCCTACTTTGGTGGTAAATCCTGTACTCATGGCATTTCTTGTGTACATGGGAGTAGGCGTGGTATAGGTCAGATTTCCGCCGGTAAGGCTCCCTTCAAATCCTGTTCTCATATTCATTCCTGCAGGTTTCGGCAGGCTTGCTCCTGCTAATTGTTTATACGTCCCAAACATCCCTGCAGCAGTTGAAATGAAGTTTGCCAATCTTTGGGATTTCCCCTGTGCTTTTGCGTTCGCCGCGGAGGCTCTTGCGGCGTTTGCCTGGTTCTCATAATTGACTTGGTTTATATATGCGTCTAAGGTATCATTTCTTTGGTTTCCCAAAAGGTTCATACTGTCTTTTCTATATTCGCTTATGGCTGCGCTGTTCGCATCAAGGACACTTCCTATGCTATCCAGTCCAGAGGCTCCTGCGGATGCCGCCTGCTGTCCTAAAATGAGTCTTCTTTTGCTGTCCAGCTTTTCTTGCTGCTGTGCGTAGTTTTCCGCAATCTGTTCTCTTTGCCGGTCCATTATTCTTGCATTCTGATCTGCCGCCTGTGCCTGCGCGTTATATGCTGATACTTGCGCGGCTGTTTGCTGTTTTATTTGTCTGTTTTGGTTAATTCCCTGAATAAGTTGGAGCCCCATCATGGCTCCCATTACACTGCACATTATTTCCCTCCTATTTCAAATCTCACAAAAATATCTCCTTTTTCTGTTTTGCACGTATCTGTAAAAAGCGCCCCGGCACGTTTAATGTATCGGAGCGCTTTTGTATTGTCCTCATGGATCCAGTTTGTCATGTATCCATATTTTTCTTTACAGTCGTTGATGTACTGCAGTCCTATTTTCACAAGTTCTTTATGGTACAGATCTACAAGGACGGTTCCTAATGCCCATATGCAATATGATTTTTTCACGAAACCGAATATCATGACGGGTTCTCCGTTCTTGGCCACATAGGCTTCATCGGATAAAATAATAGATTGTCTCACAGCTTCTTCTCCATGATCACAAAGGGCGGTGATTTCTTTTTTATCCATAGGTCTCATGTTTTCAAAGATGTATTTTGTCAGCCAAGGAACATCTTGTTCTTTTATTTTTTCTATGGTGATTTTTCCGTAGTTATCCATCGAGCTCTACCTCTCTTACAACGGCCGACAGGTTAAACGGGTATGGTTCATCTGATGTGATGACTGTTCTCCCTGTGAGTTTAAATCCTCTGTTCGGCATGGTGATGTGTTTATCTCCGCTGTACAGAACAACATCTTGTTCCGAAAATTCATCGTATTTGATAGGTAATGTATTCGTTTTTTCTATTCCTACCCGTCCGCCAAGGGAGTTGTTCAGTCTCAGCGTTACGGCGGAGACTTTCTTTTTCCGTCCCTGGATGGTTCCTGTTTTGGTGTTTATTTCCAAGTTAGGAAGTTCTACCATCATTGTATAGGGCAGTCCTGCGATGATATAGGATGCTTCCTGTGGAAGTGTAAAGTTTCCGCCTTCGTCCGTTTGGATTTTTTCATAGTATCTTCCGTCTGCCAGGATTCCTATTTTTGTGTTCGGAAGGTGTTCAATGGTTCCGCTTTCCGCCGGTCCTATTATTTTTACAGCAGCGTCAAGCATGATATAGTCTTTTGGATTTTCTGTTTCTTTGTTATTACATAGTTCTTCTATGTATGTTTGATTTCCCCTTTTTACCGCGATGTACACGTTATCTTCGTTTTGATTTTCCACATTGCAGACTGCCATGACTTTTCCTTCTGTTTTTATTCTTGACCAGGCATATACTTTTTGGTCTTGTATGTAGGAAAGACAAGCCATTGTTCCGTCTGAAAGGACAAAGTACAGTTTTGAGTCCGGTTCCTGCATGTAGGTCATATCTTCTATGGTTGTGTTTTTTGTAATGTGTTTTGCCAAGAGTGTTAGATCTGCCCCATCGTAGGAGTCTGATTCAAAACGATACTGCATATCTCTCACGGTTTTTCCTCTGTGCTGCACGAAGATGACCCGCCCACCTATTGATAAGGGAATGACATTCGTTGTGCCCCTGGATGTCTGCATTTTGGGGTTTGCTTTTGTTGGCGTGACCGCGGATCCGCCGGAAAGGATCCATTCATTTCCGCCTGTCATGATGACTAAATCTGATTCCGGTACAAGGTGTTCTATGGTCTGCTGTTTTCTATTGATGAACGCCAAGGCTACCGCCGAATCATCTGTTACGGTTCCGGATGTTTTTTCTACAGAGAAGTTATTATAGTCCCCGCTTCTTGAGAGCCACAGCATATACGGCTGTTTTTTTGTGGCGGCTACACATAATCTGTCTTGGAAGAAACCTATAGCCGATGGATAACCAAATTGCTCATTCCATGCGTTTAAACAAACGTAATCCGCCGGGTTTGTATTTGCAAGAGGATCTATGACTTCCGCATTGACTTCCAATGGAGAGATGTAACCGGTGATTCTTACCATTCCTACGTGTGTATATGGTAGTGCGGTGAGGTCTGTATTCCCCGCTGTAGATACAATTCTTAACCTTGTGTATTCTTCTACCGTTCCGGATTCTGATGCATTGAAGTCATCGTTCGATTTATATGTCCTGTAGTCTTTCCACGGACCATTATTTGTGCTTTTCTGTACTGTCACGGTTCCTGTCCATGTACCATGGGTAATGATCTTCCATGATTTTCCACAGAGTACTTCTCCTGATGTCCCGCCGCCGTTTTGTGTCACAGTCTGCGAGTCTACTTCCTGGTTGATCTGTACATAGGCGCCGATCATGTTTTCTGAAAAGTAGTTTTTGCTTGCATATAGTTTAATGGACCCTGTTTTTCCCGATGGCACTATTGACAGATCGGCTTCCAGTTTTATGTTTACCCATCCAGGACTTCCGGGAGATCCATCTTCTCTCCCTGTTCCACCCATTCCACCGGCACCGCCATTACCCATGTTTGCGCCGTTTATTTCTTCGTGACCATGTTTTCCGCCTTCTGCGGTAATTCCGTTGAAAGAGGATTGAGTTCCATCTGTGCCTGGCTCGCCATCGGTTCCTTTACCGCCGGTCCCACCGGCTCCTACGACTATTGTATAAGAGTTATCTTTTTTCAGATCTATTCTTTGCGTTACAAGGGCACCTCTGCCGCCGTCACCGCCTTTTATGTAATGATTATTAAACACTTTTATGTGTTTCCCGCCAGCTCCGCCACCACCGCCGCCCGCTATGGTTACTGTATATGTGCCGTCTTTTTTACAATTGAAGGTGTATGTTCCTGCAGAATTGTAAGATGTATCTACTTTCCCTTCCATTTCTGTTGAAAGGGAAATATCAAAGTATGGCTTTTTTATTTCATAGTCCCCAATGGTCCAATTGGTGTCGCTGTACCTGGATAGTTTCTGTATCGGATGTTTTCCTGATGCAATAAACATCACATCGGCAGACTGGCATGTTCTTAATTCTTTCAGTTCATCTTCTGCGAATGGTGTGACAAGTTCTACTCCTGTATATCTGTTTCCTTTCCAAATTCGTATATATCTATTTCCCATTTCAAGCATGAATGAACTGTCTATTGTTGTAAATTCTTTTAGAATTACTTTTTCATTTTTTGTCTTTCCGCAGTACAAGGTTCCCCCACGTTTATACACCGCGCCATAGGGACGTATATATGCGTTTTCCGCCGTAAGTAAAGCGGCGGCGTATTTATCCAGGTCTATTCTGTTTGCGACTTCCGGGGATATTTCCCCTGTGGCAAAGGATGATTGAATGTGGTAGATAGTTTCTCTTTGCATATTAACCTCTCATATTGAAATATTTACGAGGGTATGTCGTTTCATGATGGTTCTGTACGGCGCTTTCCTGTTTCGCATTAATCAGCGCCTGATGCATAAGTTGATACTGCAGGTTTGCAGCACTGGGACTTCCCGACAAAGGTACTGCTATGTTTGCCGCCAGGGAATGAGACAGTGCTTCAATGAAGTAATCAGTGAACAGTTCCCCGTTCTCCACGTCTGCGGTATAGCTTGCATAAGCATTTTGTATATCTGTGCAGATTACTTTTGTTGAGTCGTTTACGGTTGAAATGAAGTAGTCTTCTTTTCCTATTTCTCTTGCACTTTCTTTTTCGTAGATTTTTCGGATGACAAGGCATTTTGCCGGGTAGGCATAGATGTACTTCCATCCGGGGATTTTTTCATTTAAGAGTGCGAGTTTTACATATCTTTCCGCAAATCCCCATCTGTGTTCGGACAGGAGTTTTCTTCTTAAATGGTCATAGAATATGCCGCACTGGATTGCTTCTTCCGACTCTTCTTCAATTGACGCTATTCTGCCCTGTCCGATGTAGGCAAGGGCCATGTTACAAATGTCTGTACTGTTCATAGATCCTCCTTTTCTCTATCTACTACTTTTCAAGTAGTTTTAAGAGTAGTAAACATAGAAAAAGAGGAGACGCTCCTGCGCCGTCCTCTTTGTCTTTAACAGTATTTCTTTACCAGCTCCACCAGTTCTTCCTTGGTTTTAATGTCCTTCGGAACATCTTTCCCTGCACGGATTAATCTGGCGCGGAGTTCATTGGCGGAAAGGTCTTCTAATTTCCGCCCTCCTACCGCTTGTCCAAAGTGGATGCCACTCATACGAGGTCTACATCCATGGTGAGGAATGCGCGGATGGTTCCTGTTGTGGCCCCTGCTACTTCAATCTGCAGGAATTTCTTGCATCCCGCCGGTACTTTCACTGCCGCACCTGCCCCTTCGTCTTTTGCAAGAGAAAGAGTTGTCAGCGTGACGGCTCCCGTCATATCTTCTTTGTCCGCGGTCTTAAGTGTAATTGTTGCCGCGGCAGAAAGCGGTTTCAACGCAATGACTTTCAGCCACAACGGGTTATATGCGTCACCGCCTTCGCCGTTATTTACTACTGTAGATTTAGTCCCTTTGGACAGGTCCTGTTCATAGAAAAAGGTGTTTTCTGCATCAATAATCATTTTTAGTCCTCCTTATTTATTTTCTGTAATGGCGTCTTCGGTGTCCACGAGGGCGTCTTCTTTGCGTACAAGAATACCGTTTACGGAGATTGTTACCGGACCTTCCATCAGTTCGCGGCGGGTGATGTAGGAATTAGCCTTATCGCTATAGAAAATTGTTAGGAATGTATACATTTCCGGGGATACGTACCATACGGGATGGACGGTATTTAGATTCCTCATGCGTCCCTGCGCACGGATCATGGCGTCTACTACCGCTTTTTTCTGTTCCACAGTGGCAGAAGCGGCGTTCACGGCTCCTAAATCAATGTTCCTTACTGCGGCAACCATTTCAGGATCTTTGACAGCAAGTCCGGGTTTCCACTTGAAGAGTGTGGAAAGAGCACGGAATTTATATCCATCTGCATCGATGGCGTCTACTTCTCCCAGGTCTTGGCGTTTCAATCCTGCATAGCCGTATTTTGGGTAAATGCCTGTAACGGCACGGTCTCCCCAGCCCACAAGAAATGCGGAAGAAAGTTTGCCTTTCCCTGTTCCGCCGGCATTGATGACCTGGTAAGAGGCGTCGTGTTTCTTTCCGCCGTACTTATTGTAGCGGATTCCCAGTCCGTTAAATTCATCCAGATTCTTTATAGAGTTTCCGTAGAACATGTGGTGAGCCACCGCCTCACCCATGGCTTCCACGAACGCCATATCTTCGGATGTTCTGAAAGCTTCTTTATCCGGCGCAAGGGATACGAGTTCCACGTCCACTTCGGAGCGGGATTCCATCAGGCAGCAGGTGTCTGTTACCTGTTTGGTGCTGGATTTTCCTACCGGCACGCCGCGGTTAATCTGCCTAAGGTGTACTTCGGGCAAGCCGTTCCGCTGTGTGGTCTGGTTGCCTGTCGGCAGGTTCCCTTCTGCCCATCTTACGTCTTCTAAAATTGGATTGGACTGGACGAGTGTTTCAATGACTACATCAATGGATCCGTCCGGTGCCTGTCTTTTTCTTAAATCATTCAGTGTTAATGCTACTGCCATTTGTTATTCCTCCTTAATAGTTATCAAAATTTGTATTGGGGTACATGGGTGTTTTTCCGCCTTTTGCATTTCCGCCGCCCACGCCGCCGTCTTCGGAAACAAGTCTTCCCAGTTCGGAAATGGCACGTACGATTTCTATACGGTCTCCTACGCCTGTTTCGCTTAGGAGTTTCCTGATTCCGGGTGATGTTTTCTCCAGATGCTGGAGTCCTGCGCCGTATTCGTTCATGGTTTTCTCGAAGTCTGCCCCAAGTTCTTTTCGGGTTTCTTCCTGCCACTTGTCGTACTGTGCTTCCCGCATGTCGTTCATCTGCTGGATAAGCCCTTTCCCGTACTCAAAACCGTATGCGGCCATCTGGTTTGCCTGTTCGTTGGTAAGGTTCATTCCTTTACAGATTTCACCGAATTTCTGTGAAATGGCTTCATCTAAGGTTTCGCCTTCGGGCAATGCCGATGTGAAATCGTATGCTTCCGGTGCACCTTGCGGGTTCTGCGGATCCGATTCCTGGTTCTGTGCCTGCGGTTCTGTGCCTGCCTGCTGTGCCAGTCTTCCCGGTTCTTGATTCTGTACCTGTGGTTCTACCTGCGGGTTCTGCGGATCCGTGTTATTGTTCGCCTGTGCCTGCGGGTTCTGTACGCCTTCCATTTGTTATTCCTCCTTGTTTTCTAATAATGCTTTGGCTTTTATCTGAAATTCGATGTATTCTTTTTCGGCTTTTTGTCTTAGTTCAAATCCTTCTTTTCCCAAGAGTTCGACCATCTCTCTTTCTATCTGGATCCCAATCGACCTTCTGCCTTCGTTGTAGAATGTCTGCGAATTTCCCGTGAATGTTTCGGCTTTGTAGCCTGTCATTTCAAGAATGTGAACAAAAAACCATCTCCCCGCTTTGCTTTTCAAAACGGTTCTGATGGCTTTTACGTCTTCTTCTCTTTTCTGTTTTTCTATATATTTCCGAATGAGCACATCGTGCTCTGTTACATTGGTTTTCATTTATCCACCACCTATCCCCAAGAGGTTCTGCAATGCAGGGTTTCCATCATTGGCGGCATCTGTCAGGTTTTTCGCCGCCTGTGCCGCCGGTGCCATGGCCTGTGCCTGCTGCATCATGTACTGCTGTTCTTGCTGCTGTTCCATGGCTTCTTGTTCGGCTGCTATCATCTGCATGATTTCTTCCGTGCTTCTCTGCATGACGGCAGGAGCTCCAAGGAGTTCAAAGTATCTCTTGACAGTGCCGATCGGATCGATGGCTTTCAGGGCTTCCGGATAGATCTGCGCCATTTGTCCAGCGAATGACACGGCTTGTTCGATATTGACAAGGCCGCTCATTTTCTGCGCTTGGGCAAGAGGTGAGATGTATTCTATCTTGATGTCCTGGTCTGCCATTCTTTCGGCAAGTTCTTCCGGCAGTGGCGGGAATAGTCCCATTCTTTCGGCGATGTTATAGACTCTTTCGATAATCGGAGAAAGGAATTCATCCTGCAGGCGTTCTACCACGGGTCCCAGCTGCTGGAGTTTTTCCTGCTGGCGTTCCATAACTTCCCGCGCTGTCATCTGCGGGGTGTCGATGGAGTCGAGCATAAGGAAAAGGTCTGCGCTGTAGGTTCTTCTTATGCTTTCTTCTGTCCGTTGGATTTCTGTGGCAAGCCATTCCGGATTTCCCGGCACTTGGAA